CCCTCACATTTCCCTGGGAACAGGCAGCCCCGCCGACAGACAGCGCTTCTGCACTTCTGTCAGGAACTCTGCCGCAGCCTTGCGCACAAGCTCATCGTGCTGACTGGCATCGTATGCCTGCGCCAGCTCCATGTTGACGCTTGCGCGCCGTCCTGCCTTGTAGCTGGCGGAGAGGGAAGCGACCGCCACACGTTTCTCCTCATCCGCCGTGACCTGCATCACGATGCTTTCCACCGCATCAAACATGCTGCATCCTCCTCATCAGGCGCGTGCCGCCAGCGCAACATACGGCGAACGGGCAATGGTGGAGTTTGCGCCGGTAATCGCGGTCATCCAGTCCGGGCGGCCACCAACACGCCAGGAAAATTTGAACGCCACCTCATCGGTGTCGAAATACATGTGCATGGAAGTCTGCTTGTTGATGCCAGCGCGCTCCACAATCAGGTACTGCGTCGCATCGAGGAAGGCAATGTCGCCGACCGCCCCGACCGCCGCTGCTTGTTCCAGCGGAATCACGTCGCGCCCAAGCAGCTTGCCGTTCTCGTTACCATACGCACCGGCAGGCAGCCACAGCGGGCCGCCGAAGCTGACCGTCACGCCGCTGTCGCTGGTTGCCACCGTATCCGTTCCCATCATCAGCTGCATCAGCTGAAGCTCCAAGTCCTGATTGATGTACCACTTCGCGTTCGCACGGCACTGTGCAGGCATACGATTCCACATTTTCAGGATGTTCTGCACATTGACCGTGCCAGCCGCCTGACCGGATTCCTTATCCACCGTGACCAGCGCGGCGTTCGTCGTCGGCACGACCATGCCCAGCGGCATCGAACCGCTGCCAGAGCCACCAAAGATGGCAGCATCCGCCTTCCACGCAAATTCCTGCGCTACTTTGGTGTCCAGCGTGCTTTCGATGGCGGGTTCATCCATCAGCAGCTCTTCCGTCACGGGGCAGATGGCCGTCAGCTTGTCCAGCTGGGTCGTGCGCTCACCGAACGTCGGCTTGCTTGCCTTGTACTGCTGTGCCTCGCCCTTCCAGTAAGCCAGCACGCCACCATGACGATGCCCATCGTCGCGCTTGCTCTCCACCAGATACGCCTCAATCAGGCGGTTTCCGGCGATGGTCACGCGGCGCGCCTGCGGCAGCAGAATGGACTGCTCCTGAATCAGGTCGATGACACCCGCCGCGTAGTCCGGCGGCACAAGATAGCCGCCATCCGCGCCGGTCGTTTCATTCGCGCCGGACGCATCATTGCGCACCAGTCGGCTGTCCACCGTGGCGTTGAGTGTACAGGCATTATGCACCGCGCTGGCAAATTCGCCGAGGCTGCGGAAGCCGCCGTTCTGACCGAGCTTCTTGCTCTGCGGCGGATTTTCCTTGCCCTCTGCCGTATTCAGCGCCTGCACCAGCAGCGCTTCGCGGATTTGCAGGTCGTCCACCTTGTCGCTCTGCGCCTTGATGGATTCGAGCGTTGTGGCGCGATTCTTCGCCATCTCCATGCCCTTGTCGATTTCCGCAGCAAGTTCAGTGCGGATGTCCTTGATTTCCTGCTTCATCTGAATGATGTTCATGTGTTACCTCCTACTTGATTGTCGGGTAGTTGTTCAGCGCCGCTTTTGCGGTCTGCATTTTCTTGATAAGCATATCCCGCGCTTCCTGATTCACCGCTTCGGGCTGTTCAGGAGCTTTTGCGGAAATCCGTTTGAGGGTTCGCGCACACGCGGCAATGCTGCCAAATTTGCAATTCCGCAGCGCGCTTTGCGCATCAGTTTCCCCGCCGCGCAGCAGCATTGCATCCGCAAACCCATTGTCGATGGCCGTCTGCGCCGACATCCACGTTTCATCCGCCATCATCTGCCGGATGGTGTCGTACGGCAGCCCGGTCTTGATTTCGTAGGCCAGCACCAGCCCGTCTGCAATCTCATCCAGCACAGCCGCCGCGTGGCGCAGTTCGTCTGCGTCGCCATAGCCCATCGACCATGGATTGTGAATCATCAGGAACGCGGTCGGGGCCATCAGCACTTTGTCGCCCGCCATCGCAATGACCGATGCCGCGCTTGCCGCCAAGCCCTCGATCTTGACCGTCACCGCGCCTTTGTGTTCCATCAGCGCCGTATAAATGATGCTGGCGGCAAAGACATCGCCGCCAGGGGAGTTAATCCAGACGGTTACGTCACGCCCGTTGACTGCCGCCAGTTCCTCGCGGAACTGCTTCGGCGTTACTTCATCCCCGTACCACGATTCAGCTGCAATTTCGCCTTCCAGATACAACTCGGCAGGCTTTTCCGCTTCCTCCGGCAGTACGAGATTCCAAAACTTCTGCATGTGCATGTTCCTTTCACTGCGCCGTGCCGGACTGCACAGCTTCCAGCGGCGCAAGGTCTTTGGATACCATCGGCAAGTCACCACCGCTGACAGGTGGTTTGCCTTCTTTCCTGCGAACCTCATTGATGGTCTTGTAGCCATTGCGGATGCCCTTTTGGTTGACCTCCGCTTGGGTGCTTTGGTCGGCGCGCAGCAGCTCATCGAGGTCGAATGCGAAGTAGTATCCTTCGCAGCGCTCGCGCCACGTCAGCAGTTTCAGATTGAGCTGCTGTTCCCACTGCGCCACAATCGGCATGATGGTCAGCGTCAGATACTCCTGCGTGGACTGCTCGTTTGTTGAGTAGCTGCTGTCCGAGTAGTCACCCAGCATGTGCGGCGGGATGTTGTATACGGTCGCCACGCGGTTTTTGGTGACGCGCTCCACATCCAGTGACTGCGCATCCACCGGGCTTTGCGTCAGCGTTGTGGCAGTCATGCCGCCCTCCAGCACAATGACGCGCCCGCCCGATTTCTTGTAGGCTTCAAGAAACTGCTTGACGGCATTGTCGCGCTTCTCCGGGCTGAGGTTCGTCGAAGGGATGTTCAGCACGACACCGGAGTTGACCCCTTGCAGCTGATTTGCCGCGTATTCGCGGATGGCGTTGGAATACTGCAATGTTCCCATCAGCACATCAATCGGGCGGATGCCCTTGCGCCCATTAGTGGACATATGCCGAAGCACAATCATATTGGATTCATGCACCCGGCACAGCGTCCCGTCATCCAGCGTGAACTTGTAGTACGTTTCCCGTGTCTCCACTTCACGCTCCACCTGCACCAGCGAAGCATCCAGAACGTCCAGGGATGCAATGCGCTGCCGCATCGGGTCAGTCAAATCAGGAATCATCAACGCGTAGGTGTTGCCCTCGACATTCCGGAATGCCTCCATCGTTTGCTGGAACAGGTATGGTGTCATGGTGGCGTTCGGCTGATAATTTATCAAGCGCTCACGCCAGTCCTCCCGCTGAATCTCATGATTCTTGTAGAGGTGAATCGGCAGCATTGCCATCGTGTTCGCGATTCGCGACACAGCCGAGTAGATGGCTTCACTGCCGGAAAGCGTGTAGTCGCTCCGGGTGCGCGTTGCGGTACGCAGCACGCTCCAATCGGGCGCGTCCCGTGTGCCGTTTGCGCGGCGCTTGGCTTTCTTTTCCTTGCTTTTTCCCATTGTGTACCCTCCGTTATAAATCAAGGCTGTAAATGCTGACATCCAGCTCCGGCGCGAAGCCGTCCGGCAGGGGACTTTCGCCCAGCATCAGCGTGTGCGCATCCAGCAGGGCGGCAAAGCCGTCAATCTTGCGGTATCGCTGACGCTTTGTCGGCACCCAGTTCGCTTTGTCCTCATCGCCATAGCCGGTGCGCAGCTTGACGTTCTGCAAGAACCAGCGGAACAGTGCATTGCGATTATGCACCAGCCGACCATCCAGCAGCACTTCGCGCAGGTCTTTCATGGGTGCATTCAGCGTCAGCGGGCCTTGCCGAACAACCTTGCACGGCAGTCCGCTGGCTTCCAGCATCCGCACAAGCCACGTTGCGTTTGCCGGGTCATAACCGATGGTGCGGATGGCGTAATGTTTCACCTGCGTTTCAAACCACTTGTAGACTTCATCCTGCGCAACGTAATCCCCATCGACGATGGACAGCCAGCCGTTGAGCGCATATTCATGGTACGGTATCTTTTCGAGGTCAAGCTCCACTTTTTTGCGCGTTGTCCATGCGTGACAGAGCCAGAAATAGCGGCCGTCATCCAGCTGGAACTCCAAGCCCGCAGCCGTCATGTCTTCGGACGTTGCAAGGTCGAATCCGCCGAAGCACTCGCGCCCTTCCAGCAGCCCCATCTCAATCCAATCTTCATTCCGCTTGACGACATCGAAGTCTACAAACGGCGCGTCGCTTGCATCCGTGAAGATGTTGAGCTGCTTGTTAATGAAGTCCGCGCGTTCGCTGGGTATCTGTTTGCATCGCGCCCAGTCCGCTTCCAAGTTGCTTTGATTGAGCAGAACGCCCATCGCCGGGTTTGCCTTTACCCAAAGACGGCTGTCCTCTATGTCATCCTCTGCATCCATCTCGCAAATGAATGCAAACATGCGGTCAGCGACATCCGGGCGCAGACTGCCGAGCAGTGCATCCCCGAACAGTCCGTAGTAGTACATCAGCGGCCCGTCCAGTACGCT